TTTTTGAACGATTCGACATCTTGCGAAAATGGCCTCTAATTAAATCAAAGACCTGCGCACTTGATGATGATGACCCTGGATCCGAAAAACTAGCCGTTTCCCGCGAGCGCGCCGCCCCGTGGCAGGCCACCCTGCCGGGAGGACCCGCAAATGATAATGATTATCATTTGCGTGAATGCGACTTGATTCGCACCAATTTGGACGTCTAAACGTCCATTCATCGCGACAGCGCTGACCATATCGTGCCACCTGGCCGAAGACTCTTCTTCAGTTCCTCGGACACAACATCTGAGATCGCTTTTACCATTTCAGGGGATAGCTTCACGCCGGTCTTAATTTCGGGACAGATGCCAACATTGATGGCATAGCCTTTTCGTGGGTCGTTCTCTATCCGGCCAAACTGAATATTTACAGAGCCACCAATATAACCACCAGCAGGAACACCAAAGCGCGTATTCACCAGGTGCTTAATGGCGAACTCCTGCCCTTCAGCGGTCAGGAAGGTGTAATAATTTTCCTTTTGATACTCCGTCGCGGTATGGCGTGTTTCAGCGAATCCCAGCTCTAGAAGCTCAGCAGCACCAGATTTGGCTGGCAGATCACCAGACTGAAGCGCGCCACGGAAAAACAGCGCATACAGAACATCCGTCGCCGCGCCGGACAACGTGATAATTTTATGACCCATGATTTATTTCCTTTTAGGCGTGAGCCTGTCGCACGGCAAAGCCGCCGAAAGTTAACGGTTTGCCCAGGCTCACAGCTGAAAGACTTTCTACGATGTGCGCGTGCGATGCGCATAAAAAAGCCGCGTGATGGCGGCTACTGTTTGAATATCAGGGTGTTGTTTCGTCTTAACCCTGGTTAATGTAGGCATTCAGCCCGTCGGTGGTGGGACACTGGCGCACTTAATAAAGAGTAATGGCTGATTACCTCAGAATAAGGAATCAAAAATGTCAGAAGGTTTTGGTTTAAAAGAAAAGGTTGAGCAGTTAGAAAAAGAATTAGCCGTACAAAAAATAGCAAATCAGCTTGCTTTTGGAGCACTAATTAAAGCAGTTAATGAGCTGTACCCGAACAAAGATTTATATGATGGGTTGACAAAATTTGTCCAGGAAAAACTTGATCCTGAACGTGTTAAAAACATCCCTAATCTTCACGAGGCCTTTCTAGAAGCTGCGAAAATACTGAGGACTGACGCATCTCCTGAATAATTTTATCAACAAAGGCAGTTGTGTCCTCTTGCTTTTCATTCACAATGCATGTGACTGCCTTTTCTAAAGCTGTAATTCGTTCTTCAAGTGTCATACCCACTCCTGTCATTGGCTTCAAAATGATAAACCACGCATTTGCAAGTCCTATTTATACCCCGCAGGGGATAAAAACCATATTATCCGCTTGCGGGGATATCCATTATCAAGCCCACCCGTAGATAGGCTTTGTAATGAACTGGCTCTTATCTCAACGCAGCCCCTTGCCGCGCGCCATATGCTTAACTTCAAGCATCAGCAATGAGATGTTTAATCTGGATTCACTCCAGAAGTGATCACCACCCTGTCTACAGAGCCAGATGTGAAGGATGATGAGTAGAATTATCGCTATCATCGAAGGCATTGCGTCCTGATGTACTCCTGCAGGTAGTTAACCTGCGCGGTTATCCTGTCGATTCCACTTCGTAGACGGTAATAATTGAGTTCAGCATCTGCTGTAAGTCTTGGGCTTTCTCCATCGCCCATGCTGCTGGCTCCGGTCGTTGACTTTGCACAGGTGGCGGCGACTTGCATGCGCTTACGACCAGCAGAAACATCAGCACGGAGACTTTCGATAGTCGCGTTAGCATCAGCAAGCTCCTTTGTATATCTGGCGTCGAGTTCTGCTACATTGCGTTGACGTTTCTGCATGTCAGCGATAATGAATGCGGCCTTATCGCGCTGTTCTTTATAGGTAATGGCGTTATCACGGTAATGATTAACCGCCCATGACAGGCTGACGATGATGCAGATAACCAGAGCGGAGATAATCGCGGTTACTCTGCTCATACCTCAATCTCTCTGACCGTTCCGCCTGCTTCTTTGAATTTTGCAATCAGGCTGTCAGCCTTATGCTCGAACTGTCCATAACCAGCCCCGGGCAACGAAGCCCAGATATTGCTGCAACGGTCGATTGCCTGACGGATATCACCGCGATCAATCATCGGTAAAGCGCCACGCTCTTTAATCTGTTGCAGTGCCACAGCGTCCTGGCTTTTCGGAGAGAAGTCTTTCAGGCCAAGCTGCTTACGGTAGGCATCCCACCAACGGGAAAGAAGCTGGTAACGTCCGGCGGCTGTTGATTTGAGTTTGGGGTTTAGCGTGACAAGTTTGCGAGGGTGATCGGAGTAATCAGTGAATAGCTCTCCTCCTACAATGACGTCATAACCATGATTTCTGGTTTTCTGACGTCCGTTATCAGTTCCCTCTGACCACGCCAGCATATCGAGGAACGCCTTACGTTGATTATTGATTTCCACCATCTTCTACTCCGGCTTTTTTAGCAGCGAAGCGTTTGATAAGCGAACCAATCGAGTCAGTACCGATGTAGCCGATGAACACGCTCGTTATATAAGCGAGATTGCTACTTAGTCCGGCGAAGTCGAGAAGGTCACGAATGAACCAGGCGATAATGGCGCACATCGTTGCGTCGATTACTGTTTTTGTAAACGCACCGCCATTATATCTGCCGCGAAGGTACGCCATTGCAAACGCAAGGATTGCCCCGATGCCTTGTTCCTTTGCCGCGAGAATGGCGGCTAACAGGTCATGTTTTTCTGGCATCTTCATGTCTTACCCCCAATAAGGGGATTTGCTCTATTTAATTAGGAATAAGGTCGATTACTGATAGAACAAATCCAGGCTACTGTGTTTAGTAATCAGATTTGTTCGTGACCGATATGCACGGGCAAAACGGCAGGAGGTTGTTAGCGCAACCTCCTGTCACCAGCTTTCACGAAGCCAGACATTGAGCTAGTTTTCTTTTATGCAAAGCAAAGCACACCGCACCGTAGCCACAGCGGATAAGGTGATTATTTTTGTCTGTCTGGTATTTGGTTTGATGTGCTTTCAGAAAGGCCGTGCTTAAAACGCAAAAAGCCCCGAGCTATTAACTCAGGGCTTTATTTAACTAGTGCATTTATCCATCGTTGAGTCAAATTTACCCAATTTTATTCAATAAGTCAATATCATGCCGTTAATATGTTGCCATCCGTGGCAATCATGCTGCTAACGTGTGACCGCATTCAAAATGTTGTCTGCGATTGACTCTTCTTTGTGGCATTGCACCACCAGAGCGTCATACAGCGGCTTAACAGTGCGTGACCAGGTTGGTTGAGTAAGGTTTGGGATTAGCATCGTTACAGCGCGATATGCTGCGCTTGCTGGCATCCTTGAATAGCCGACGCCTTTGCATCTTCCGCACTCTTTCTCGACAACTCTCCCCCACAGCTCTGTTTTGGCAATATCAACCGCACGGCCTGTACCATGGCAATCTCTGCATCTTGCCCCCGGCGTCGCGGCACTACGGCAATAATCCGCATAAGCGAATGTTGCGAGCACTTGCAGTACCTTTGCCTTAGTATTTCCTTCGAGCTTTGCCACACCTCGGTATTTCCCCGATACCTTGTGTGCAAATTGCATCAGATAGTTGATAGCCTTTTGTTTGTCGTTCTGGCTGAGTTCGTGCTTACCGCAAAATGCAGCCATACCGAATCCGGCTTGTGATTGCGCCATCCCCATAGCAGCCATCACATCAGTACCGGAAAGAGAGTCAGAAGCCGTGGCCCGTGGTGAGTCGCTCATCATCGGGCTTTTTGGCGAATGAAATTTAGCTACGCTTTCGAGTCTCATGCGCCTTCTCCCTGTACCTGAATCAATGTGAGGTTTCCGCAGAACACTGCGCCGGTATCGATATACATTTGGTTGGCAAATTTAAGTGGTTTCACTGCTGGCGTATGACCAAAGATAAACGTGTCCGCGCCTTTGATTTTTTTCACGATCCCGTCTTGTGAGTTGCTGATTCGTTCGCGGTTCCAGATTACCTGCTGATGATCAACTGGCTTTCCAAACTCGTATTCGTCACAAGGATAATCGGCGTGGCAGATGACATATTTTTTACCTTTGCTCACCAGTTCGATGATTAACGGAAGTTCACCTGCTTTATGGGCAAGAGCTTTAGCCAGAATTTCTTTGTCGTAATCGAGATTAAAGAACCAGCCACCGCCATTAAGCAGCCAGTGATTGACGTTTCCACGCTCTGATAAGCCATCAATCATCATTTGCTCATGGTTTCCACGTACAGCTCTGAACCAGGGGAATGTGATTAATTCCAGGCATTCGACGTTCTCTGTACCGCGATCAACCAAATCGCCAACCGAGATAAGCAGGTCTTTTTTGGTGTCGAATCCTATCGTCTCCAGTTTTTTCATCAGGTTCGTGTAGCATCCGTGCAGATCGCCAACTACCCAAATATTTCGGTATTTGCTGCCATCAATTCTTTCGTAATAGCGCATCTCTTTCACTCCATCCGCGATGAACCATAAGAACGTCGTTGACGATGGCGTGCATTTTCCCGTCTTTATCATCAACGTATTTTCTGACCGTGCCGCGACTACATTTCAGCCTGCGTGCTACTTCTGTCTGGTTTCCGTATGCTTCAACGAGCATGTCTGGAATGGTTTTTACTGAGAACGTCATGCGGCCTCACTTCTGCTATTTCGCAGGTCTTTGAGTTTCTGTTGGTACTCTGCCTTGATCGCCTTGCACTCTTCGATAGTCCAGCGATGGCGGCTATGGTTTGATTCGATTTCGTCTACTGCTTCCTGCCCTATGCGGTTAATCAGTTCGACGCGATACGGAACGAGATTTCCGCTTTTGTGCTGGTTGCACACCACGCATTGCTTGTGAATATTGCGTTCATCAAATCGGAGTTGAGGTGCCGCAGCAGTTGTCCGGTAATGTCCGGCATCCCACTGAGCAGACGTGAGCGTTCCGCACGAGATACATGGTAAGTCGCGGTCTCTTTCTCTGATGAAGGCGTTTACGGCTTGTTGGGCTTGTTTAATCCAGTAACTGCGGGGCTTTAAGGCGAGTTTTCGAATCTTCAGTTTATCTTTCTGTTTCTGCTCCTCTCGTCGTCGTTTCTTCTCTGCTGCTTTTTCCGCTTTTTTTCGCTGTTTACTTTGTAGTTTGAGTGCTAACTGAGTTCCGTGTTCCGGGCAGCACCACCACTGATTTGAGAATGCCGGGTGAAACCATTCCTTGCATATTTTGCATTTCCTTCGCGCTGGTTTAGCCATCGTCTTCTTCCTCGTACATTGAGCTATTCGGATCGCTCATCAGTTCTGCGCAGCAGTGCTCACACACATGAACTTCCAGCACATGCAGCTTCTGACCGCAGTTAGCACACGTTAAAGCTCGCTCGACGCTTTCTTGTTCGTAACTTCGATTTGGGTCAATCACCTTGTTTTCCTCGCACGTTCTCTAAGCCACCGGATATCCCACAGGTGAGCCGTGTAGTTGAAGGTTTTTACGTCAGATTCTTTTGGGATTGGCTTGCGTTTATTTCTGGTGCGCTTCGTTGGAAGGTATTTGCAGTTTTCGCAGATTATGTCGGTGATACTTCGTCGTTGTCGCCTCATGCCGCCCTCCTGACGCCCTGCCCGATCGCCATCAATGCCGCTTTGGATACGGTAGTAAACATCCGTCTAGGACTGATGAACGGTCGCCAAATCAGCAGCATGGAGCCTTTGCTGTTTCCCTTCTTCTCCAGCCCTGTCGATGGTTCGATAAAATTAATCCGTCCATCAGTGATGATGCGAACTTCGTCAACACTCTCCAGAGCCTTGCTGAACCATCCGACAGACATATCCTCTGGCACAAGCATCACTACCGTCTGTCGCTGTTGTATGCACTGCTCAGCGGCTTTTTCCACCCACGGCCTGATATTGCTGTACGGTGGGTTATTCCAGATTGCACCGTGGCTTATCCACTCAGAATTTAGCGCGTCGTCGGCCTCAGTTAACCAGTGAGCGCACAGAGCATTTTTGTCGCTCGCTGCCGAATCCAGCCAGAATCCAAACTCAATATCCAGTGCATCAAAAAGCCAAAGCGGCGTTTGCCAGCAGTCCTTGTCGTGTGCTGGCGTATTTGATTTGATAGTCATGCAGCCTTCCCTTTTCGTTGTGACCATTCATACTCTCGCCGGGAGTCATCACTCCATCGCACGTTGCGCTCTGAGCCGAACCAGAACATGATTTCGATAAGCTCAGTCATGTTGGCCTTTCGCATTTTGCTGGTACGCACGCCAAGCATGACAACGCCACCATCGATACCAGGCACACTTCGTTGCTCCAGTTTTTTGGTCTTAAGCCACAGGGCAGTGAACAGGTCTTTCCAGTCTTCCGGCGCCAGCCGTTGACCATGCCATAGCACCTGACGCGAAACATCGTTCAGCATCGGCCACATACGGTCATTCTGCGCTTTGCTGCGTTTGGGTTCTCTAACGTGGACTTCGTGGGGTGACTTGTCGTCGATGGGTAGTGAGAGTATTGCGTCTATGGCGTTATTTCTGATTGCTTCGTTGCGAAGCATGTATATTTGCTTCATCGAAATTCTTCTCTTTAATTCCAGCGGCTCTGATAGCTTTCATCACTGCAATTACCATTTTGTCCTTCCCATCCTCATGCCCCATCGCATAAGCACCTTCTTCACCATCTTTCCAAAAGTCGTCATTCGATTCGGGCCAGTCGATATCCAGTTCAATAGCTGCTCGCGATGCCTGCCATAAAGTCCACCACTCATTTAAGGAGTGACGAATATCCATGCTTGAAAATGCGAAGTACCTATCACCATTTCTTGCCTCGGTTATCATCTCGAATGGTAATCTCAATTTTTTGGCAACGTATTCCTCAAACTGCTTTCTTGATTCGTCCATCGATACTTACCCTCAATTCAACTAACAAAACGCCACGCCATTTTTGCTACGACAACAGGCATAACACCGATAATCACCCAGACAAATGCAGCGCCAAACAACGTATACCATGGGTCTTTACCGTCATTCACAAGACGAATGTAGCTATGCAGAACAATAAAAAACGTCATAAGAATCCATCCAACGCCAACGCATTTGAGTGCGACGAGCATAAACTTAACCACGATTTACTCTCCCCCAAATAAAAAGGCCTGCGATTACCAGCAGGCCTGTTATTAGCTCAGTGATGTAGATGGTCATACGTCAGCCCCTTGTGCATATCGTCTGCCACGCGCAGCAGGTGCATTTGATGCTGTGCAAATCTGTCTGGCTTCATCCTGGTCACATGCAACAAAGTGTCCGTTGCAGAACCGCTGGTAAACCGTACCAAGCGAGCCAAAACGGTTTTTTGTCACAATGATTTCAGCAAATGGTGCGGCGCTACTGTTCTCGTCATATACCGCTTCCCGATAGAGCATGATGATTGAGTCTGCGTCCTGTTCAATGCTTCCTGAATCACGCAAATCTGCGTTTGTCGGGCGTTTGTTTGGTCGCTTCTCAACATCGCGTGAAAGCTGACTCAGGGAGATAACCGGTGTTTTCAGGTCTTTCGCCATCGCCTTCAGGCTTCCTGAGATGTGAGCAATTGCGAGGTCGTTGCGATCTGCTTTCGGCTTCTCAATCAGGCCAAGATAATCCGCCATGATGAGTGACAGGTTTGGATTTTCCTGTTTGTGCCGTTCTGCGATTGAGCGTATTTCTTCGACCGATAACCGCGAGGCATCGACTACCCATACATCCAAATCTGCAAGCTGACTCATGCCGTTAGCAACGCGCGCCCAGCCTTCGTCATCCATCGATGCAGGATTTCGCAGCACGCTAACCGACATCCTCCCGGCGTTGGCAATACTTCGCTCTGCAATCTGCAATGCGCTCATTTCCATTGAGAAAATCAATACCCCGCGCCGGACGTCAGAACCAGGAATAACGCGGCTTGCAACGCCTTCGGCAATCTTCAGAGCCAGTTCGGTTTTCCCCATACCAGGACGAGCGGCGATAATCACCAGGTCTTCCGCGTTCATCCCTCCGGTGATGGCGTCAAGTTCTTCGATTCCGGTCTTCAGGGTATCTGACTCTTCTCCGTTCCTCAGACGCCTGTCAAGCGTGTCAGTGTAGTCAGTTATGATTTCCCCTAACCGTACAGGTTTAACCTCGTCACGGGGCTTTCTGATAGCTGAGAGACGTTTTACAAGTTCATCCATCGCCTGACTCGATGCGTCGATGGTTCCGCTCTGAATTGGTTCACGCATTTCATCCATGATTTCCAGCACCAGACGGCGGTGATAGTTATCCGCGACCATTCCGGCATATCCCTTCAGGTTTGCGGCACTCGGGCAGTTTTTGCTTGTCATCAGGATTGACGTGAAATGCTCCTCTCCGCACGCCTCGGCAACCATCAGCGCGTCGATTAGGTTTCTGTTTCGCGCCTGCTTGCGGATAACCTCGAAGGCTTTCCTGTAGAGCGGAATTGAAAACGCTTCCGGCTCAAGCGTTGCCAGAACGTCACTGGCGGTTGGCGTTAATCCACCAATCAGCAGGCCACCGATAACGCTCGCTTCGATATCCTGTCTCATGCAATCCCCCTGTCTGCAAACTTCCCTTCCCGAACTCCCGTTAACGAGTCTTCCCTCAGCAGATAATCAAAATCAGCTGTCCAGCCCGTGTCGTTGTCTCCGAAGTAAAACGGCTTGGCCTGATGCACAAACGCCCTGACATACGCTCTGAAACCGTCCACGTTTGGCGTTTTCAGTTGCGGGATGATTTTCTTCAGGCGGCGTTTGCGTTTCTCGTTGACCGCAACAGCGTGTGGCAGTCTGTCACCGACTTCGGTGTTGTAGGCGTTCAGGAAGGATTCGTAGTCGATTCGTTCTGCCTTGCGACGTTCAGGTTTAACCTGCCCATCGCCACCCCCGTTAGGGGGTAAGGGGGTATTTGTATTTATTGTCTTTTGTATATTGTCTTTTGTGTTTAGCTGACTTGGCTTATACCCATTAGCCGACTTGGCTAATGTTTTATTAGCTGTTTTAGCTAATGTTAAGCTGTCCTGGCTAATCCACTGCGAAACTACCTTGTTCACTCCGATTTTCACGCCATCAGCAATGAGGAATTTACGCTCAATAAGCTGGCGCTTGGCAGCGCAAACATGAGTGTGATGAATACCTGTCATGGCTGCTATCTGCGTGTTTGTGAGTCGATCCATCGGCTTATTGAATCCGTATGTCTTGCGCATGATAGCGAGCATCACCTTCATCTGCCGGACGGTTAAATCAGCCATCAGCAGACTGTCGGTAATCTCGTTAGCAACGCGCATGAAACCATCTTCGGTATCTGCCACGCGATGCTCCACGACCTCCAGTTGAGGCCTGTAATCAGCTAACTTAACGACGCCCATGTTTCACTCCTGCTTTGGCTAGTCTGTAAACACCAACAAGGCGCTCTGCGAACGCCCTGTTATTTGCTGCGGCTACCACTAATCCCTCAGGTGAATCAGGGTGTCGAATCTCTTCTTTTTCCTGGTATTTCTTACGACGTTTTGTCATAATTACTCCTGTGGATTGATCCAGTCTTTCTACATCAGGCCTCGAAGAATTCGCCGTTCTTCGGGGCTTTTTCTTTTGTCAGCATTCTGGCTACTTTCTTAGCCAGTTCCGCCAACTCCTCGTCTTCAACACCCCATTCAAGAACAGCAAGCAGCATTGAGAACTTTGGAATCCAATCCCTCTTCCACCTGCTGATCTGCGACTTATCAACTCCCACAGCTTCCGCTGTCTTCTCAGTTCCAAGCATTGCGATTTTGTTAAGCAAAGCACTCTCGATTCGTAGAGCCTCGTTGCGTTTGTTTGCACGAACCATATGTAAGTATTTCCTTAGATAACAATTGATTGAAGGTATGCAAATAAATGCATACACCATAGGTGTGGTTTAATTTGATGCCCTTTTTCAGGGCTGGGATGTGTAAGAGCTGGAATGTCTTAAGCGGCTTTGTGTTCCGGCGGGAACAAGCCATCTAGCGTTGTCTTGCTCCCCAATTTATTCAGCGCCTTTACCAGGCGACGGCACGACTCTAAATCTGGAGTCCGGATACCTGACTCGTAGTTAGCTAAGCGGGACTGGTTCCAGCCACACGCGCCTGCTAACGCAGATTGAGTGATGCCAAGCTTTTTCCGTTCGTTGGCAATGTTGTTCATAGGTTTCCTTAAGAGCTAGTTCACTCAGTCTTTATTAAACACATATTGTGATTGATAGTCAACACAAATCGTGTAAAGCCTTAAACCACGGAATGTGATATAAAATGCGCATGAACAGAACAGAAACTATCGCCGCGCGTATCAAGCGATTACGGGAAGATAAAGGGCTTTCACAGAAGGCTCTGGCGGAGCTTTGCGGCTGGGCTTCACAATCTCGGATCGGCAACTATGAATCAGGAACCAGAAGCGTTAGTGTTGATGACGCAGAGGTAATAGCTAAAGCTTTGGGCGTCGCTCCGGCAGAACTGCTTTTTGGCGACAACTATCAGGGACAATACAAGCCAGGGGAAAAGTTTCCGTTGATTAGCTGGGTTAGCGCAGGTGCATGGAGTGAGGCCGTAGAGCCGTACAACCCTCAGGCAGTGGATGAGTGGTATGAATCAGATTGTCACGTTGTCGGTGACGCCTTCTGGCTCAGGGTTCAGGGCGACTCAATGACAGCTCCTACCGGCCTTAGCGTTCCTGAGGGTATGCTGGTTCTGTTCGACACTGGAAAGGAAGCCGTTAATGGAAGCCTGGTAGTTGCGAAGCTGACAGATGCTAATGAAGCCACGTTCAAGAAGCTAATCATTGATGGCGGTAACAAATACCTGAAAGGGCTTAACCCTGCCTATCCGTTGATCCCAATCGACGGCAACTGCAAGATAATCGGCGTAGCAGTGCAGATGATGATGAAATTCTCCTGATATACCCGCCACTTAAAAACATCAAACCCGCTTCGGCGGGTTTTTTGTTGCCCAAAGAAAATTAAATTACCTTAAAAATCAATGAAAACACGTGTTGTGATAAAAACAATCACATTTCGTGTTGACAGCACGAACACAATTTGTGATTATCTAGCCATCAGCAGGACGCACTGACCACCATGAAGGTGACGCTCTTAAAAATTAAGCCCTGAAGAAGGGCAGCATTCAAAGCAGAAGGCTTTGGGGTGTGGTGAAGCCAGCTAGTCACTGGCAAGTGCTTACCTACTGTTGAGCGGTGAAGCGCTCCCAACGCTAGCAATAGCGTGGACGAGATGGGGAGCCGCGGGCGATAAGGCCGCCATAACGCGCACGTTGTCGCATGGAAAAATCGCTGGGGTGCCGGTTATACCCCTCCGAATGAGACTCAACAAGCTGGAGCTAGACTACCAGCCACCACACCACCAAAGCTAACTGACAGGAGAATCCAGATGGATGCACAAACACGCCGCCGCGAACGTCGCGCAGAGAAACAGGCTCAATGGAAAGCAGCAAATCCCCTGTTGGTTGGGGTAAGCGCAAAACCTGTTAACCGCCCTATTCTCTCGCTGAATCGCAAACCGAAATCACGAGTAGAAAGCGCACTGAATCCGATAGACCTTACGGTACTGGCTGAATACCACGAACAGATTGAAAGCAACCTGCAACGTATTGAGCGCAAGAATCAGCGCACATGGTACAGCAAGCCACGCAGTGAAATGGGTGTGACTTGTGTTGGTCGCCAGAAAATGAAATTAGGCAGTAAGCTACTGTATGAGGGGTGAGATATGCATAAATGTCAGTTCTGTGGATACATGTTTGAATCAAATGAAATGCAACGTATTTCGTTAAACCTTATCGGTAGGCCATACAACATTTGCCTAGGATGTAGCGAGAAATACAAAAACAAAGACATGTGGGACGACAATAAAAACGATATCGACTGGAATAAAGTGCCATGTATTGATGATAGTTAAAAATAATTATGCCGCATAGTCGGCCTTCTTTTGGCATAAACAACAGAGGTGAATATGAAAGAGTTTAAGGGTACGCCTGGTAAATGGAAGTACACGGTTAGAAACGTCAACGAGATGATGACTACGTTCCATGGTGTGACGATTGGTGACACATACATTGAAGCAGCAACAAGAAATGAAAGGGAGGATGCGCTACTGATAGCAGCAGCTCCTGATTTGCTTGAAGCACTGCAAGAGCTTGTCTTCCTTTACGAGCATGACGAAGGGTGCAGAGAGTTAACCGAATACAAACGAGCCAAGGCAGCCATCAGCAAGGCCCTGGGGGAAGAATGATGAATAAGAAATACATTGTTGAAGTTATAGAGCGAGAAACGAAAGAAGTAATTAAACATTTCGAATTTGATAATTATAGAAAAGCTGACCGCGTAGAAGAGGGATTGTTGCGACAAAGTAATCTCGAAAAATTTGATGTTGTCATGCGATGCGAATAAGCACCTATAGCAGATTTGCGAGTCTGCTATGTGAGCAATGTCGCTCGTAACTAAACAGGAGCCGACTTGTTCTGATTATTGGAAATCTTCTTTGCCCTCCGAAATGCGGGAACTGAGTTTAACCAAACATGAGGTGCTGTAATGGTGCACTAACGCGGTTAGACCGCAGCCGAAAGGCAATGCAGCAGTAATGATGCTGCCCCGAGTCGCGTAATGGCGAGCAGGTTTAGCAGACCGATGTGAGGGTAAATAAGGGAACATGCTCCGGAAAGGCAGCGCGAATGCCAGACGCGCACCGGTTATCAGCGGCTAATAAGCGACAGAGACTCAAGGGCATGAGCGCGCTCACTGCGAGAGTGTGAGTCAAAGAGTAGTTGGCTTTGGGGTGACGTGAAGTGCAGCTGCACGACGGCAACCGGAAGATAAGCACCCGGCGCGTCACCGCCAAAGTCAATCATCGGAGGTCAACATGACAGTAGTCATTACATATCTGGCTGACGATAACGCCAGAAATCGCCGCAGAGCACGCAGACAGGCTCAACGTGAGCAGGCAATGCAAGAACAGCGACTGGCGCGAAAAATTGCGCTAAAGCTCTCTGGTTGCGTCAGAGCAGACAAAGCAGCATCACTCGGAAGCCTTCGCTGCAAGAAGGCAGAAGAATGCAGTGGAAGTATTTGCCTGCCAAACGTAGCCATTTACGCGGCAGGATACCGGAAATCAAAACAACTGACGGCGAGGTAAGTGATGAATCAGACATACATTCCATCATGCTTGAGAAATCTGCCAAAGCAGAAAGCAAAGCCCCGCAAGCAAGCCATAAAGGACGCTAAGGCAGAGGTTATTGATCAAGCAATACAATTGCTCAGGGAGGAGTTAAGAAGTGGCAAGCTCGAAGGAATGATGATGCCCTATCAGCGCGGATATCTTTCGGCGATTAGTAAGCTGGAAGTATTGAAGAGTGAATTATGAACTATCTGGAATTTCCGGATGGTTCATTGTTTTGGCAGCAAACCACTTATTTGAGGTGATATATGGAAGCATTAGTAGTAGAGCGAAGCGAGGATGGCTACTGGACGCACCCAGAATACGCCAACCTGTTTGGGGATAGAGAGGCAATTTCAGCTGATGAGTTCAGATATTTCTGCAAGCAGCATGGCATTGAATCATCAATTGTTGAAATGGAAAACGACAACAATCAAACGGTAATTGACGCGTATTTTGAAGATGGGAATCCAAACATCAGTGGATGGGAGCCAAGCATGCCAGATGGAGAAGGATGGTTTGTCGGTTCGATTCACGATACAGAAGACGGTCCGATCTGCGTTTGGTTCAGGAATGTAGATAAGGCCGCATAGTCGGCCTTTATTTTTGGCACTAACAACAGAATAAACACTGCACTGTGTATTCATTCCAACGAGTGAATACACGGAGCAATGTCGCTCGTAACTAAACAAGAGCCGACTTGTTCTGATTATTGGAAATCTTCTTTGCCCTCCAGTGTGGGGGCGATTTTTTTTGACGGAGGATATATGAGTGAAGTAACAGATTTAGTTGTTATTGAAAAAGCAAATGCAATGACTGTATTTCAGTCTGCCGACCAGATTGAAGAAATCCTTCAAAGGGTTGAACGTGAAGTTATGTCCTTTGCGCCTGATATCACAACGGCAAAGGGCAGAAAGGAGATCGCTTCTCTGGCGTATAAAGTTGCGCAGACGAAAACATATCTCGATGGTCTTGGCAAAGACCTTGTTGCTGAACTGAAGGAAATTCCAAAGCTAATTGATGCCAACCGCAAGACAGTGCGTGATCGCCTTGATGAGCTGAAAGCCAAGGCGCGCCAGCCTCTTACTGATTATGAGGAGGAACAGGCACGGATTAAAGCCGAAGAAGAAGCTAAGGCAGCAGCTGAAGCTCTCGCAAAGCAAATTGAGTCTGACCATGAAATAGCGATTTTGATGGATCGCGAATTTGACCGCCAAAGAGAAGAGGCAAGACTCAAAGCGGAGCAGGAAAAGCGAGAGCATGAAGAACGCTTAAAAAGAGAAGCTGAAGAGAAAGCCAGAGCAGAAGCCGAAGCAAAGGCAAAAGCCGAAATTGAAGCAGCAGCAAGGAGAGAAGCAGAAGCTAAGGCCGCAGCGGAACGTGCAGAGCGTGAACGCATTGAGGCCGAGCAACGAGCACAGCGCGAAGCAAAAGAGGCAGCAGAACGAGCTGAAAGAGAAAAGCAGGCGGCAATTGAAGCAGAACGCCGAAAAGCACAGGAGGAGGCTGAACGAATCCGGCGCGATGCTGAAGCAAAAGAGCAAGCCAGAATAGCAGAAGAAAAAAGAATCAAGGAAGAAGAAGAGCGTAGAGCAAAGGATAAAGCTCACCGGAAAGAAGTAAATAACAAAATACTTGCTGACCTTATCAAGGTTGGTGCATCAGAAGATGTTGCTAAAAATATCATAACAGCCATCGTAAAAGGCGAAGTATTCGCAACAAAAATAACCTACTAATAAAACCAACATAAGGAACCACCCATGATTTACGCAATCGCGGGAGGCGCTCGCATGGGTGCCTTCCAATTAAATGAATCTTTACTTGAACGAATCACCCGTAAATTACGTGACGGATGGAAAAGAGTTGAGGTCTTATTATGCGCAATGAAATAGCCATCAATCACCAGATGCTTCGTGCTGCACAGAACAAAGCAGTAATAGCCAGATTTATTGGTGATTCAAAAATGTGGCTTGAAGCAAATAAAGCGATGAAATCAGCTATCAACCTTCAGTGGTATCGCAGGAAATGAGTTTTACAGATAACTGGTCAGACGAAGAATTCATTCGTCAGATGAAAGAATTAATCGGTAACGAAGGAGATATTCATGTCACTTGCAACCACAGTGAAGGAGAGCAAGTTACAGAGACGCATGTACACGCAGCAGGCGTTAATGTATCGCCAGAAGGGAGATCGTGAAGGTGTTCGCGTATTTTTAAATGCGGCAAAGACTGAAGTATTAAATCAGCGTTATTTCCTTGGGCCATGTCCATTCTGAGAACAATCATATGAGCAAAGAATTTTACGCAAGACTGGCAGCTATTCAGGAAAATCTGAACGCGCCAAAGAATCAGTACAACTCATTCGGAAAATATAAATACAGAAGCTGCGAAGACATTCTTGAAGGCGTTAAGCCGTTACTGAATGGCCTGTTTTTATCAATCAGCGATGAAGTTGTGTTGATTGGTGATCGGTATTACGTGAAAGCCACGGCAACTATTACCGATGGCGAAAACAGTCATACGGCAACCGCTCTTGCACGAGAGGAAGAAAGCAAGAAAGGGATGGATTCTGCACAAGTTACGGGAGCTACAAGCTCTTATGCACGCAAGTATTGCCTCAATGGTTTGTTCGGCATTGATGATGCGAAAGATGCAGATACAGACGAGCATAAACATCAGCAGAACGCAGTAGCAAAGCAATCAAAACCATCACCTACACCTGAACAGGTTCTAAAAGCATTCACTGACGCAGCAATGCAGAAAAACACCGTGGAAGAGCTTAAACAGGCGTTCGCCAAAGCGTGGAAGATGCTCGAAGGAACACCGGAGCAGCACAAAGCGCAGGACGTTTACAACATCAGACGAGACGAATTAGAAGGAGCGGCTGCTTAATGGCACATTCGATTACTGTAAGACTAAACAAACCCGCAAGAGAGTTTCAGGCCGGGGAAAATATCGGATTCAACATCCGTGCTGGCGTTCAGTATTACGATCGCCAGACAAAAAAGAAAGAATGGACAAACTACAGCGCCGTTGTATTTGCCAAGCCAGGAGCGCAAGCGGATTACTACCGTAGTGTTCTTGTTGAAGGTGGCATTGTGGAAATTACCGGAGAAAACATCAGGGTTGATGTTTATCAGGGGCAAAATGGTCAATCAATCACTCTTGAATTACTGAATGCAAAGATTGGATTTGCAACTTCAGGAAACAGCCAACAGCAGCAAAGTAGCAATCATCAAAATCATCCTGAATACGACGATTCAATTCCCTTCTAAAGTAGCAAAATAAGGATTCCATTATGCCAGCGCCTCTGTATGGTGCGGATGACCCGCGCCGCTGTTCCGGCAAATCCGTATCGGAGGTGCTGGATAAATTCAGGAAAAACTACGACCAGATAATGTCTCTACCGCAGGAAACGAAAGATGAAAAGGAATTTCGCCATTGTATATGGCTTGCAGAGAAAGAAGAACGCGAGCGAATTTACCAGACATCAATCCGACCATTCCGCAAAGCCACATATACCCACTTCCCTGAAATTGACCCGCGCCTGCGTAATTACCGCTCACGCTATGGCGCTATCAGTAATGACTGAGGAATTTACCATGAGAGGACTTGCATACAATCCCGGCATTCTTCCGGCAGAAATGATTATTCGCCAACGCGTAAAGCCAATGCCATCGAGAGAGGAATTGCTTAAGAGAAATAGTTTCGGTTCTGTTAATGACAACAAATATCTGAATGCGATGTGGCGCAAAGGAGGCAACCAGTGAGCAAGATTGACTATCAGGTACTGCGTGAGGCAGCAGTAGCAATTGAAACAGTAGCAACACCTCAAAAATTGCTGGCATTTCGTATGAAAGTCACACCTCAGGTTGTGCTGGCTCTACTGGATGAACGAGATGCATTAAATGAACGCCTAGCCGAACTGGAGGCTGATTTAGCAGGGCTGGCCGAAGACCACCAGAAAGCGACTGAGTCAATTAAGCAGGCTGATGCAGCTGTTAAGTTGGCACACGAGAAGTTTTCGGCGCTGGCGGCGGAGAATGCGATGTTGAAGCAACGGACACAGCAACTTATCGACATCATTAGTAATACTGACAATGACTACTGCATGTGTGGTTCTGCTATGAAAGACCACGTGCACAGCGGATGTGGTTATCCTACTGGCATGTTCTATTATTACTACAACCAGTGGCTGGAGTCAGATAACAAAACCCCAGCCACCGACGCTTTCCTGGCTGAAGCGCGGGCGCATGACCTCAACGCTTTCATTCGGCATCACAGTGCAGAACTGGATGCGCATATTAAAAACGGTGGTGAGCAGTTCGACGAAAAATCAGTACGCATCAGAGACATCATCGTCTCAGCCCGCTTGTTCAGGGAGCAGATTCGCAAGGAGGCAGCCCAATGAGCAACATCGACAAACAGGCGCTGCGTGAAATCGCAGCGGCAGCAGTTGGCGCACATGAGCGCCTTAGTGTTATGCCGCCTGATGACATTTTCGATATCTCACTGGCAGAAGGAACTCAGCTTGATGCAGATATCACTGCCTTGAACGCGCTGAACTCCGCAGCAAACCCCACTACCGTGCTGGCGCTTCTGGATGAGCTGGAGAAGATGCAGGCGCAATCGTCAAAATGGTGCGAAGCCTTCCATAAAGCCGTTTCCGTTGGCGCTCGGTATGAGGAGCGTATTGCTAAACTGGAAGCGAAGCTCGATAGCGCAGATAAATTGCAAGATAGCGCATTTCGTCATGGTCTTCAGCATGGCTTCAGTTTAGGTCAAACGGATAATCAGGCTGGATTTGAAGAGTGCTTATCTGCCTATGGCACCGGTAAAGGAGAGTGAATGTGAAAAATTATCTCAGCAATTTAGCCAGCATGCTTCAGGGGATTGCAGGTGTCATTTCAGACGGCGAGCGGGTGCAGAAAGAGTGCCCTGCGCACTTAAAGTCAGCACTACTCGAGGCTTCTCACGCGCTAGATGGTCAATCGGTCAGGGTCAATTATCCGCCTAATGGAAAGCCTGAAATTGTTAATGCCCGCGGACACCATCGACCGCTTACCTTCCGGGAACGAGTGGCAATCCGCTTACTTGGTGGCAGGACGGAGATTCGCCCATGAGCACTATTATCAAAGAATTCACCAAAGAGCAGTTACAGCAAATTATCGAAACTGACCACGTTCAATGTGGTGAGGCTTCGGCGCTGGCGCGTATCGCGCTGGCATCGCTCGAAGCGGAGGCTGTGCATCAAGTCTACGGCAACAGCGATGATACCTGGTCTGACGTAGACGAGGATGAAATGATTCGCCTTAGCAGCGACGGTGAGGACACTCGTACTCTCTACACCGCCCCGCCAGCGCCGGCATCTGTGCCTGATTTGAAACCAGTTGGCTTTTTATTCGTGTCCGATGATGGCGCAGTTGCTTATTCTCCTGCTGGCTGCCCCATGAAAGGATTTAATCTAATCGGTCCGATTTACGGTGATGTGAACGCCTGCCGCGCCGCCATGCTTCAGTCCGATGGTACCCTCACCAATGAAGGTACCATGCAGTTGTCCGGTAATTCCGAACAAATCGAACCCGTAAGTAATCGTGATGAGTTGCCGTTGGACTATCTGCAAGGTCACAAAGACGGCCTTGAATGGGCGGCGCAACTGGCAGAGGCCAATCATCCGCAAACAGGTGACTGGTTATACGACGACCCAATCGATCTTGCCAGGGCGATTCGCAAAGGTCCGGATATGCCTACTGTTCAGGCTGGCAACTCTCCGGTAACTCCGGATGGTTCAGCTAACATATTGCGGCGCTGGTTAGCATTTGGTCGCGCAATGCAAAGTTCTGGCAGTCAGTTACCTCGCCACCTGATTGCAGAAACCGAGTCCATGCTCGCAGCAGCACCGCAGCAGGAGGTGAAGTGAGTATGAGTGCATCACTTATAACCGCCTTCAATCAAAGTGCAAATCCAAGCAATGAGCAGGTTGTTGTGTTCGGCTGGATTGCTGAGTATTTCGAAAGCATTTTCGACGATGAATCCGCTAGGTATTGCAGGAATATTTCTGAATCACTCAAAAATCAGGTTTCTGCTCAACAGGAGGTGAAGTCGTGAGCAAGCACATCATCAAATATGACTATCGAGAGGGAGTTAAACTCCCTAAGCACGAGATTGAGACATGGTGCGGTCATCGGCCAGGGTCATTCGAATGGCTTTTTCAGGATGCTCAGCATGCGCTATTGAGCATTGAGCAGGGAACGCTGCTTGTTCCTTGCAAGAATTGTCTGGCAGCAATCATCAAAACGGCGCAGGTGGTGAAGTGATGGACTCCTTCGCGAAATATACGATCATTGACTGGATAGCATTCCTTCAGGTTTTGCTCATCTGGTTTTATATGGCTTACAGGAGTGGGCAGTGGATTGTCAACATGGCCTGTAGCAGGGGATGGCGTTGGTGGAACCGAAAGAATAAAAAAGCACTGGCATTGGATTCGTTTTACGAAGCATTCAATCTTAACAGCCTTCAGCCTGGTTCTGTCATTGTAGTCACCACTCAAAGCGGCATGACCATTCAGATTCATAAACCAAAAGAGGAAAAATGATGTGGCCTATATGTGTTAATTGCGGACGGATGTGCCTATCTGGATGGTGCCGAAAGTGCGACAAATGCACGAAGCAAAGACAATAACAATCCTCGCACTCGCGGGGATTTCTTTTATCTGAACTCGCTACGGCGGGTTTTGTTTTATGGAGATGATAAATGCACTTTCGAGTCACAGGTGAATGGAATGGAGAACCATTCAACAGGGTTATCGAAGCAGAGGACTTCAACGACTGCTATGACCACTGGATGATATGGGCGCAGATAGCACATGCAGACGTAACCAATATTCGAATTGAAGAACTGAAAGAACACAAAACCGCCTGATGGCGGTTTTTTTATTGGAGACAAGAAATGTCAGATTTGGCTATGAAGGTTTTGAAATGGCAATCGACTGGCGATGTCGGCATCAGTAGCGCAACTCTTGCCTCAATCGCATGTGGACTGAAAAAGAATATCTATGGTCATCACTTCGGCGCTCCACATGATGCAGCCGATTTCCGACGATGCGTTGCACTTGTTGAGCAGATTCCAGAAATCAGGGATTCATTCGACAAGGTTGCAAAGCGCGTTCCGGCATTCAAAGGCATCCTCAACGAATGGGATTCTCTCGTTGCTCTGTTGAAGTCTGAAATGAAGATACACGGAAACAAAGCACCAGAGACTTACAGAAGAATCAGCGAGTTACGCAAGGACTAACCACAGCCTCACACTCGATGAGGCCTGTTCATTTCTCAAGATATCCAGACCTACCGCAATAATACCAACTCAATAAATGGAGATTCCAAGTGGAAGAAGAAATCTTCACTCGTGAAGAGGCAGCATCGTATCTGAAGGTAGACAAAGGCACTATCACGCAGTGGATACGAAGTGGACGACTTCAGGCCGCAAAGATAAATCCAGATAAACCTAAAAGTCCATATCGCATTTGCAAGTCAGACTGCATTGCGGCGCTTAAGTCTGTAAGACACAATAGCGCGGTGAATGCGGTTGATGTGCAGGAGGTTAAAGCATGTCAATCAAACTACGCGGTGGCACGTGGCACTGTGATTTCGTCGCGCCAGATGGATCAAGAGTTAGACGCTCTCTTGAAACATCGGACAAAAGGCAAGCGCAAGAACTTCACGATCGTCTGAAAGCAGAAGCGTGGAGAGTAAAAAATCTCGGGGAATCACCGAAAAAGCTATTCAAGGAAGCCTGTATACGGTGGCTGCGTGAGAAATCGGATAAGAAGTCCATTGATGATGACAAGAGCATTATATCGTTCTGGATGTTGCACTTCAGAGAAACCATTCTCTCTGACATAACAACAGAAAAAATAATGGAGGCGGTAGACGGGATGGAAAACCGCCGCCATCGCCTGAACTGGGAAATGAGCCGGGACAGGTGTTTGCGGCTTGGCAAGCCAGTGCCGGAGTATAAACCAAAGCTGGCAAGCAAAGGAACGAAGACGCGGCATCTGGCAATACTTCGCGCTATTCTCAATATGGCTGTTGAATGGGGATGGCTTGACAGGGCGCCCAAAATATCAACACCACGCGTTAAGAATGGACGAATCAGATGGCTTACAGAGGAGGAATCGAAGCGCCTGTTTGCAGAAATTGCTCCTCATTTCTTCCCTGTGGTCATGTTTGCAATCACGACAGGCCTTCGCCGTTCCAACGTTACAGACCTTGAGTGGTCACAGGTCGATCTGGATAAGAAAATGGCATGGATGCACCCTGATGAAACAAAAGCTGGCAATGCGATCGGAGTTCCTCTTAACGAAACCGCATGCCAGATATTAAGAAAACAGCAGGGGCTCCATAAGAGATGGGTGTTTGTCCACACCAAACCTGCCTACCGAAGCGACGGAACAAAAACAGCAGCGATAAGGAAGATGAGAACCGACAGCAACAAGGCATGGAAGGGAGCGTTAAAGCGGGCAGGCATTAGCAACTTCCGCTTCCATGACCTGAGGCATACTTGGGCAAGCTGGCTGGTTCAGTCCGGTGTCTCTCTTCTTGCACTTAAAGAGATGGGAGGATGGGAAACTCTCGAAATGGTTCAAAGATACGCCCACCTTTCAGCCGGGCATCTCACCGAGCACGCGAGCAAAATCGATGCGATTATAAGTCGCAATGGCACAAATACGGCACAAGAGGAGAACGTGGTTTACTTAAATGCGAGGTAACTCATTGATTTAAATGGTGCCGATAATAGGAGTCGAACCTACGACCTTCGCATTACGAATCTGTAGCACCAATCATAACTATCTGTTTTAGCAAGCATTAACCGCATTCACTAAGCTATAGTTGATGGCACAAACAGAAAGTTGATGCATGATGTTGCCATATATATGTCACAAATACGGCACAACGATCTTCAAACATATAGCCACACATTCACAGAAGAGCACAAAGCCTTGCAATCCAGTGCAAGGCTTTGTGCGTATCAGTTTTGTCCTGTGCGCCGGATGTCATCTGGCCTGAACTTCCGGAGGCGTAGGCCATTCAATATCCGGTGCGCTGGCGGTATCAACGCCCTCCAGCGCATCCAGATAATCAAGCCAGGCATTATATTGTTCTTTTTCTGCGTCCTTCAGGCGACCCATTGCTGCTTTACCAGGCCATTGCTTACCATTCATAAAGTCATTGGCCTGGCTAATCAGCGCCTGTAGTTTTGTTGCCGCCACAGAAATATCATATGCGCGCTGAGCTTCTGGATCGGCAACCCATTTATTACCATCCCATTTATCAAACTTTGTAGTTGGTGCTTCAAAAGTAAAGCCTTCACGCAACGGTCCAATATATTCGATAGTCACCGGCTTCCCGTTACTGGTGGTGTATGCTGTTTCTCCACGATGGTCTTCTTTAAGCACCCACTCAGATCCAGAAAAAATAAATACCTTCCCTCCTGCTTCGGCCCCTGGTTCTATCGCCGTAGAGCATCCGGGCATACTGACACCGATGTTAATAAACTCGTCAGACCATCCCATATATTCAGAAGTCACAGCGTCGTAGTAATAACAGCGGATTTCACCCGGTTCTGTTGCCAGTCCGTTTACATCGAAAACAGGTTTCATTATTTAGCCCTTACAAGAAAGTTGAATGCAATATTTCGCGGTCTGACAGCAACAAAATTCACACCACCACCCGCAGGGTTACTGGTGAAATTAAATCGTGAAAATCCTGGCTGATTTCCGACGATGCCATCATGAAAGTTAATTGCGTGTCCAGCACCTACGCCTATATTCCCGGCAAACTGAGAAAAGTTTGTAGCTTCCTGCCAGCTTAATAATTCGCGACCACCATCTGCACCTCGCCCGTCATCCCAGACACGAATGAAATCACCGCGGGCTTCAGGTAATACCAGCGAAGGAAACACTTTCGCCAGCACAGGATAATCAGTGGCAGAGAATTTCGCGCCGTTGAACTTCAAAAACACCATACTGGACCAGCTGTCGATTACAGTATTTGGCATTGCAGCGGACGGCCAGAAGAACGGAACGCCAATAGCTGGAGAACCTTCTCCCAAACCAAGGTTTGTGCGAGCGCCTGCGGCATTCGTTGCGCCGGTACCACCTTGATTAACCGGCAAAGCTCCGTTGCTCCCCTTCTGCAGTAATTTCCCAAGAGCCGGGATTGATAAACTGGTGCCATTGATCGTAACGGTAATGTTCTGGTTGGCTGAGGTTGTGGCGAACGTCTCCCACGCACCAATATTCTCGTCATACTCCTTGATAAGCTGCGACATGGCCAGCGCCAGCCCATCAACCGAGATATTGTCTGATACCAGAATGCCGTACTTCTGGCCGCTCAGCGCCGGTGATGCAGCAGGCGTAACCGTCATTGACGTGGCGCTGTTCACGGATGAAATCTGAAACAGCTGCACCGGGTTAGACATCACGATAATCGTCTGGCCAGCGCGGACCTGGCTGGCCGGTTCCGTCCAGTTTGTACCCGTCCCGGTGGCGGTATTTCCATTAATGGCGATGGTGCCGGTGTTATAAAGCATATTTTCTCCAGGCAATAAAAAAACCCCGCCGGAGCGAGGTTTATGTTTAAGCGTAGTGGGTTATTTGCAGGTTGTTTCGGTAAATGTATTCGCACTTACCCAGCGCCAGCTGAAAGGATATCCAGCCCGGTACTGCGTCTGGTTGTTTTGTTTACGCACACCGTAAATCTGAACCGTAGTTTCCTGACCGCCAACGATTGCAGTGCCGCTGCAAACTGGTTCCTGTTTCTCAATTACGCCAGCGCATCCTGTAAGCATGACAGCGCCTGCCATGCAGATAATCAGTTTTCTCATTTTGATAGTATCCAGAGGAATTCAGTATCTTAGACGATACCAATACAATTCTGGTGGGTATAATTGATTGGATAGATCAATATTATGTTATTGATCGCTAAAAACGATCAATCAATCATAGGCCGCTGTATTTATGGCGGTTAATGAAATGCCAGTATTCGTTCCCCCTCCAGGTGAACCTGCCCCAGTGGAGGTCCCCCCTGCGTTTATCCTCGTATTGGCCCCGTCAAACCTGCATGAAGAATAAGCATTTATCGTGTAGATAGTCGGAGGCTTGGTTGAATTATTCACAATGATGGTCTGACCCAACTGAGCAGGCGCAACAGCCCATGACCCGCTCAGCGTCTGGTCAATATTAATCCCGCCGCTTGCACCTGGCGTGCCCACTGTTTGCAGATCAGAAAGCACCCTTGATTCGTTCGTCAGAACAAGCTTCCCGGAGGCATCCCAGATAGCAAATCCCCACGCGGGAAGTGTTTGCGGAAAAATTGCAAATACATATGCTGTCAGCGTAAAGCCCTGGTTATAGGGATTTACGCCACTAATATAGACATTTCCTCCAATCCGATATGAAATGACCGGGGTCGGCTGCGCAGTATTAGTCGTTTTTATGAAGACCATTGCCGGATAATCGTCAGGAACCGAAAGATATTGCGCCACCTGCTGAGAGCTGCCATTAGCTGAGGAATTGAAGGAGTATTTTCCGTAGAGGCAGAAAGGCGTTGATTGTGGTGTAACAAAGGGATTGCCGTTCTCCATTAATATCATTGCGCCAAAGTCAGACACTATACTTTCTCCATGAAAACGATCACCTCACACTTAGAGGCCGGGTAATTACCTAGGCCTACAGAAGAGGCAGCGGTTACGGTTATTGTGTTCCCTGACGCGACAATGCGCCTCCCTACGCTGTTTCCACCTTCATCAAGTGAGAGCACAAAGCCGACCTTCATTCCTGAGGGCATCGCGAAAGACCAACTGCCGGAGTTTTGTCCGGCAGCCAGCTGTATACGCCCAACAACTGAAACTGGCTTGATACCGTAGTTGTTGGGTTTACCCGACGCATCCCATGTTTGTATACCCCATGACATCAAAACACCCCTGTAAGTTTGCCGATTTGCACGCGGAGCACGCCATTTGAATCCCTGATACTGTCAGTGACATTGGTGGATTTTCTTGCTCCCTGACCGTCGCTGCCGCAGTTTTCCCAGGTGCCCCCCTTATCAAGTTTCCAGCCTGCAGAGCCAGCCACATAGTTATTCGACTGGATATAGTTACCGATTTTGGCGTTCTCAATGGTACCGTCCTGAATGAAGCTGGCCCTGATGAACGTCTGACCATTCTGGATCACAAATGGTAACGCCACGCTGTTTCCGGCAGCAGTGGTAACAGCAAATCGGTCGGCCAGGAATATTACCTGTGACTGCATGCCGGAGGGTGTATTCTGAACCCCAATCCCCATCCCGGCAGCGTAATACTGCCCGTTACTGGTTACGCCAACCTTGATGTTATACATCGCGCTGAGGTCGCCATTAACGTTGGCTATCGCCTGAGCATTAGTGGTGATGGCTGAGGTATGCCCGTTCACGGTCGCCGTGATGCCGTTTATCTGCGTGGCCGTTGCCTGCTGATAGTCGGAGAACGTCTGATTCAGGCTGTTTATGGATGCCTTGTTGCCGTTAACGTCCGTCTGCAGGCTCAGCAGCGAGCGCGCCGTTGCCTGCTGATAGTCGGAGAACGTCTGATTCAGGCTGTTTATGGATGCCTTGTTGCCGTTAACGTCCGTCTGCAGGCTCAGCAGCGAGCGCGCCGTTGCCTCCCTGTCGTTGACAATCACCTCATCAATACGGTCCAGATTCGCGCTGTTGCCGGCGACCGATGCAGAAAGGGTTTTACGCGTGGCCACCTGAGCGAGGTTGGCCTGGATTATCGCAATTGCAGAGTTCTTCACCCCGCCCGTCATGCCGTCCATAGAAACGCTGATGTTGTCGATTCGCTGGCCCAGGGCGGTATCAGCCGTCGCAACGGTCTGCTCAAGCTGACTGAGTGAAGACGAAACATTCCCGACCGTGCTGGAAAGCTCATTAACGCTGGTCTGAACCTTCCCTACGTCCTGGGCATTTTTGGCGATATCTTTCGCTTGCTGCTCCAGTTCGTCGTTAGCCTGTTTGATATCGTTAGCCATGCCAGCAATTTTTTCGTTGCTGTCCACCGCGTTCTCGATCAGGTCTTTGAACGTTTCCGACTCTTTCATATCCTCCAGAATGTCATTGGTTATTTCGCTGACATCTATCGAGGACGTGCCCATGATCCAGTCGGTCCAGTCCCCGGCGTTACCGATACGGTCAATCAGGCGCGCGCGGTACCACTGGCGAACGCCGGCAGGCATGGGGCCATGCTGATAATCTGCAGCCGGGTACGGCACCAGGACCAGCAGTTCAGGATTGGCGTAGTCGGCAGTTGTGGCGCGCTGAATCTCTGTATAGGCCGTGTCGCCTGAGCCATCCGGAAATTTCCATGTCAGGTCGATATGCCAGACCACATCTTCGGTCGCCAGGAAGTTGAGCGGAGTACCCGGTTTTCCCGTTTTACCGGAGAGATAAGTTGTTTCACCGTATCCCCATGGTGACGACGTATCCTGCGCATTCAGTGCCCGTACGCGCACGTCATAGCTGCCCGAATAAATGCCCTGAACCGAGAAACCCTGCGCGCTGGTAACCGGAACGTTTATCCAGTCCCCGTTGTCCTTACGCCACTGGGCAACATACCGGATTGCGCCCTCTACCTTATCCCATGACACGTCCAGGCTTGCTACAGTCAGCCCCTGAGACACATGATCGCTCTCAGTCACCACGATATTCTTCGGAGCAGACAGGACGCTTATCGGCGTGACGGTGATCGGGGGAGACTCGACCCGAACGCCGTCATCGATGTAACGATATTTGTTTGGATCGTGCTGAACGGCCGTAATAGTGAAACCGCCTGTGCTGTCGTCGTTAGCCGCGATTGAGGTGACCCTGAAGTACTGTATTGCGAGGTTATCACTGTCTATCGCCCAGACAGCGCCAGCCACAGGAACCTGACTGAATGCCGTAGCCACCGTCACCGTTTTTTTATCGGCGCTCACCGCGCTGATTGTCCGCGTCTGGGCTTTTCCGTCGGGAAGGTTAACCACCAGCCGGTCTTTCGCCGCGTAGTCTATTTCTCGATCAAGGGTAATCTGGCGGCCGTTGACCGCGCTTATGCGGCCCCCGTTCTCCTTACCAGAACGGAAAGGATCGGCGACACCGATAATTTCAGCGGGCAAAGGGATATAACCGTCCAACCCCACGCCAAACGATACGGTGCCGTCTTTGGCATTGGAGAGTAATACCCAGCGACCGCGCCGGTGCGCTTCACTTTGCGAGGTGCAGCCGATTGCGGTCAGGGACGTCTGCCGGACGTCGTAACGCTCTACCAGCGCCGAATCGTAGACCCCCTCAACGGTATCGCTGTAATGATTCTGCGGATCGGACCAGGACACCAGGCAGGAGCTGTAGCGATTCTTGTATGAGCCGCCCGCATAAGTAAACAGCCCATCGATAACGTTTGAGACGTTATAAACCCAGTCAACATCGTCCTGCGGGACGTCTGCCTGGACATAAATCTGATCGTTGCCCCAGAACGTTATTCCACGAAATACCGCGGCGAGATCGTTAAGTACCTGCCAGGCGTCCTCCTGGCTCTGAATGAAAACGTTGCAGGTGAAACGCGGTTCGGTGCCACCGGCCCCGTCGGAAACCATTTCGTCACAGTACTGGGCGATTGAATACAGCGCCCACTTATCCACCATGGACGCATCCACGCGCGTGCCCATGCCGTAAATTTCATCCAGAACCAGATCGTAAAAGATCCAGGCAGGGTTATTGGACCATGCCATTTTGAACCCGCCGGACCATGAACCAGAATAGGTTCGGGTTTTCGGATCGTAATTATCCGGAACCTTAATCAGCTTGCCTTTTATCTTACAGGTCACTTTCGGCGCGCTGCCGTTGAATTGGCTGCTGTCCACTTCGACATACAGGAGCGCTGTTAAAGGATAACGAAGCTTGCTGTCGATGACTTCCGCATACGAAAACACCTTGAAGGCGTTAACCAGTTTCGAATTTGATCCGCTGGCATCAGCCGTAATACGCCTGACCCTGACAGACCAGCCGGACGTGGATTTTGGCAGATCGATACGGTGGTCACGCTGATATTCCGTCTTGGTCTTTCCGTCAAACTTGCCGTTTACAACCGTTTTCCAGGCGCCGCCGTCCGTTGATAAATCGATCGCATACTCGGTGACCGTGCCCACCATATCGCCATTATCTTTATAGAGATACTGGACCGGAAGGCTGAGCTTGATACGGATGGCATCCAGGGAAAGGTTTGTAAACTGGCGCGTCCAGGGCGCGGTGGTGGTGACAGTTGTGCCCACGGCCAGCTCGTTGTCGACCTGGGGCATCCCGGCAATATAGGTCTGGTCCTGTGTGCCCTTGCGGAACTCCCATTTCACGCCGCTGAAGTTGTATTCCCCGCTGTCGTTTGCCAGCGGCGTATCGTTGAGAAAAATATTCTGAGCGGTCAGGTCGCCCTGTATTTCCCCCTCAGAAACGGCAATGAGCATTTTTAATTTTGCGACCGACAACAGATCGTCAGGCTGCTCAACAGGAGTATGTGAACTGCCACCTCCCCCTTTGGCACCCTGCAGGATGGTTTCTTGTTTAAGAAGCTGCATTTTTTCACCCATAAAAAAAGTGCCGAAGCACCTTTAAGTTAGTGGCCACAGGCCTACTGCTGATCGCTCGAGTACATACCGGCGCTGACTATCGCTCCCCCTGCCTCAGTCAGACCGTAGGCCAGGGGGACAGGATGCCCCATAGCGACGGTATTGACCGGCGCCCCGAAGGCGTAGTTAGGCGTGTTGTCCGTGCTGGAGGATTTACCCGCGCCGAAGGATGGCTGGGGCGTGAGCATCTGGACAACGCCCCCCAGCATCATCGACACTCCGACCCCTGTCAGAATTGACGTGGCGCTGATAGCTGTTGCACTCATCGCCGCGCCCCAGGCTGCCATGCTCGCACCAGCGGTAAAGAATGCAGCGACCAGCGCAACAGCCCCGACAACTATCTGCAGGACGCCTGAATTTTTGGCCCCCTCATAAACGGGCACGATCCGGTACACGCTTCCACCGCGGGTCATATCAAACTCTTCCAGCCCGATATTGTTGTCACCGTTAAAAAAGGCGAAACGGATCCCCTTCATATGAGCTTCCGACATATATTTTTTGAATCCGGGAACCTGTGAACACATGGCCCTGAGCATTTCGCGCAGATCGGCAACATCAAACTGAACGCGTTTACCGAATTTTTTAGCCATTTTCCCTTCGAGAATTAGCGTCTTAACCATGCATTCTGTCCTTATGCCTGACCACCCGGACCGTTCTGTCGCGATAATATTTTCCATAAGGCGTTCGCGAAGAAAGGTGCCCGAAAAGATGATGGAGAATGATGTTGTCACCCACATATACCGCGGCGTGATTAGTCACCGATGCCTGCACACTCATCATGATGATGTCCCCTGGCTGCATTGCACCAGCGGCAACCTCAACAAATCCCTCACGCTCCCAGTTGTCGTCGTAGAGCCGCTCCTCGCCGCTTTCCCACCATTCGTAAGGTACTGAATAATTGCCGAGAACAATGCCGTATTCGCGCAGATAAAATTCACGGATAAGCGACCAGCAGTCGGCGTAACCCAGCACCCACTGCCGCCCGGCATAATCCCGGTCTTCACGCGGGGAAATCGTACAAAAATCCCCGTCCGGCCAGGACATGATCCCCCACTCAATCCCCGACCAGTCGCACTGGATCCGGTCCAGCTCCGATGGCACCAGCCGAACCACATCCGGATGGGAATGAATGAGCATGATGATCTCACCGCGCGCGCGGGCAGCGAGCTGGTCTTCCGGGGAGAGCGTGAATGTCTCCTCGGGCTTATCGGCAATGTTGCGGCAGGGAATAAAGATTTGTTGCTGGCCTGACTGAACAATCAGGCCGCAGGCTTCTTTGGGGTATTCAGCAGCGACGTGCTGACGGATAGCATCCAGCAATTTTTCACGCATTTTATTTCCCCTGCAGGTTTGCAGCCGGAAAACCGCCGAACGGCAGCGGCGCGTCCGGGCCGTGACGATCCTGACAATCCTGCCGGCGGCCGCCACATACATCTTTCGACGGGTCATCGGTCGGTGTACCGTCTTTGGTAAAGTATTTCGTGCCGTTGTAATCGCATCCGGTCCCGCTTCGGTACCAGCCCCGCATACACCAGGTGCAGACAGGCGTAATCTGCCGTGTCGGCAGCTGCAGGCTCTGAATATCGAAAGGAGAACACAGCTCGAAATCAACCTGTACCCGCGTCTCTGCGGTTTTAGCATTGACGTAAAAGAGCTGTACGCGCTCATCGGCCGGGCTGGCACCCGGGTTACCGTTTTTCCAGTTGGCGGCATCGAGATACTTCGAAAGCGTGGTGTGGATTTTGACCTTAGCCCTGACCATATCGTCATATTCAAGACACAGCGCGGTGACATAGTTTCCGACGTTCCCGACGGACAGCGTGGGCGTTGGCTGGGAACCTGTACTCGATAACTCCATCCCCTTAAGTTCGTAGGGATGGGGATCGTACTGGTTTCCCTGCCAGATAATGGCGGGCAGATTTTCTGCGGCGAAGGCTGCCCACCCCTCTTCCTGAATATTGTGCGCATGAAAACGCAGCACCTGATCCATACCGAATTCAGTGCCGTCGATCTCAATCAGCTGAATAACGCTGCCGGGCTCAAGCTGTTGTATGTCTGCCGTAAAACTCATACTCCCCCCATAAAAAAAAGCCGCCCGGAGGCAGCTTTCAGTGTTTGTCGAGAAAATCAGGGCGCGAACGCCTGTTCAAAAGTGAAGGCCACAGTGGCTTTTTTCCCGGTAGGGAAAGAAACGCTGAACGAATCGGCCTTCATTCTGAACAACTTTTTTTCACCCCATGGCGTGGTCCACCAGAACGATTTAGTAACGTGAGACATCAGAAAAGCACGCAGCGCAGCCGCCTCCTGTCTGGTTCCAGTCCAGTCCAGATTCCACGTTTCCTGTTTGTCGTTGATTCCCATCCCTGCTATCTGTTTGTAGCCATCCCCGAACTGGGCCTGCAGCGTTCGGGCTGTTTCAGTGCCCTGCGCGGTTTTGCGCGTGCGCCAGGTAAATGTGTCCGTCACTGTGTCCTCCTCGAATAAAGCACGCCGCCTGCGGACATTTCTTTTTTCAGTCGCTCGGTGATTGTCTGCTGAACAATCGCCTGCAGCTGTTTCGCCGTCCCCGTGGCGTTCGCCTGATTTATGTTTCCGTCTCCCCCCTGCTGGCTGATGCTGACTGGGGCATAAACACTTATCCCCCCCATACCAGCACCGACTGCGCTCCCGCCGCCGACCAGACCACCCGAGGCATACCCGCGCATCAGGCGATAGAGATTAGCCACGCCGATGCGGCTGGTTGATTCTTTGGTGAAGACGAATTCCCCGCGGTGAACGATACCGGCTGGCTCGTACTTGCCGCCGTGCCCGGTAAAACCGCCCACGTCAAAACCCTGTGGCCGGTATGACGGGACCGCGAATGACTGACCGGCAGAGGAGGTTTTCGCCCCGCCGCTAACCCAGCCCATTGCACTCTGGATGGTGTAAGCCACCAGCAGCTGGTTGATAACGGACACAATCATTTTAAGGATCGAGCTGGTGAATTCCCTGAAGCTCGCCTTCCCGGTTGTCGTCAGGCTGGTAAGCTGGCCCGCCAGCCCGCTGAACGTTGCCTGCGAAATCTGCTGAACAGAGCTGAAAACGTTTGTCGCTGAATCCTGATATTCGGCCCAGCCCTGTTTCGCTCCGGCCAGCCAGTTTGCACGCAGGGCATCTTCAGCCTCGAACGTCGCCCTTTGCTCTTCGAGAACCTTTTGCTGCGCCTGAGGGTTGTACGAATAGCTTTCGCTGAGGCGCTGCAGCGTAGTTTGTCGCCCTGCTTCCCGGGTGGATACCCCCTCAGACTGAGCCTGCAGGCCCGCCCTGGCGGCTTTTTGCTGCTGCTCAAACTTCACGGCCTGATCGGCCAGTTGGTTGAGCTTTTGCTGTTGAGCAACCTTATCTCCCAGGTCGGCCAGCTGCCGCTTGTACTCGAGCGTTTCTTCCTTGTGCGCCAGCAGTGATTTTTCCTGCGCCGTAAGCTGACGACGCCCCGCGGCCTCCTGCAGAACGGTGAACTGATTTTCAGTCTGCCAGAGATCCTGACGCTGTTTGCTGATAACGTCGTTTACGCTGATATGCTGCTCGAGCGTTTTAAGCTGGGCCTGAAGGGTGAGAAGTTCGGCCTGCGCCTTTTCCTCGGCTTTGTCACCAGCAGGGGCGGTATATCCTTTTGATTTAGGGACTTTTGGATCTTTATAGAGTTCCTCTATTCCCTTTCTGGCCTGAGCAATTTCTGCCTTACTGAGAGGCTTAACGCGCTGGCCCTCAGGAAGAAATTGCGTTTTTTTGACCAGTTCAGCATTGGTTGTGATGGCTTTATTGAGTTCCCTTTCCGCGTCTGCCCTTTTCTGTGCTTTGCTCGCGCCTGCGTCCAGGAACTTGTTCAGTATCCCCTGGGCTTTCACTCCTTCAGTATTCAACTGCTGCGATTTGGCCTGTGCCTGGTTGTACCCCTCCTGTGAACGAATTACAAAAGTAAGTTCACTTTCCTTCTGACGTAATGAGGCCAACTCTTTTTCTGCGGCCCCCCCATCACCAGTATTGCCCATTCCAAAAACACCCGGCCGGGTGTTATCCGTCAGTGTTTTTATCCGCGCCCTGACAGACTCCAGCTGATCGCTGGCCGTTTGCTGGCGACCAATACCCAGGGCGGCATCCCAGTAAGCACCCCAGGTATCCGTTACACCACGAACAAAGCGATCTATCAAACCCAGGTTATCAAGTATCTGCTGGCTTCGCTGTTGCTCAGCAGCACTGTAAGCCTGCGCGGCCTTTTCTCCTGCCGCCTCTTTATCCCCCCTGCGCTCAAGCTCGGAAATATATTGGAACTGAGCTGCCGAGAGGTAATGTAGCTGACTGTTAAGCTCTTCTGACGCCTGTGTTGGCGAATCATATAATTTCTTAAAGTTCGCGAGCGTTTTATCAACCGACTGCCCGACCGCGTCCTCCATTGCTGCAGCCGCCGTGGTGATGTATTCCAGCTGGTTTCCCCGGAACTGCCCGCTACCAACAACCTTCGCAAGAGTGGCAGCTGCATTTCCGGTGGTGACACCTGCCGTTTCTGAAATTTTGCGAGCTAAATCGCTCAGCTGTCCGGTTGTCTTACCGGCATAATTCCCCGTCAGAATAAGCTGTTTATTAAATTCAGATGCTTCACTGCTGCCTTTGTACCAGGCAAAGGCCAATAGTGCCAGCCCCCCGACAAGTCCACCCATAGCAAGACGTACTGGAGTCAGAGCCCTCAGAAAACCTCTGCTGTGTTCTGCATTCTCCGCCAGTGCATTGGCGTTTTCAGAAAGTGATTCCTCAGATTCATCTGCGGATGATTTAATCCCCAGTAATTCTTCTTTGATAATCTGGAAAAGATTACCGACTCCACCAAATGAATCGCTGATTTGCCCGCCCTGCTGCATCAGGACCATCCACAGCGGCATTCCACCTGCTATCGAGGTTGCAATATCCGTAAACTGAGCGGGTAACATACGGATCGCCTGGCGATACTGCCCGGCACTGAGCGTTCCTTTTCTCCATGCATTTTCCTGTTCCTGAAGTCTTGCAATAAGTGGTGCAGCTTCTTCACTTACACCCAGTTGCGCGGCCTTCAGATTCAGTAATTCGGTTCTGGATAATTTTTGTTCTTCAACCTGGGTTTTGAGCTGTTGAAGAAACCGGGATCGAGCCTGACTGGCTTTTTCTTCGGCCTGTTGTAGTTCTTTTTGCCGGGCTGTGGTCTGGGATATCAGCGCAAGATAATCCTGCTGCGTGATATTCCCCTGCGCACGGGCCTTCCGGAATTGCTCCTGAACCGACGACAGAGAGTCCGTTTCTCCGGTCAGCGACCTCACGCCGTCAATCTGTCGATAGAACGACGCCGCCAGCGCATCCTGTTGCTGCGCAAGCGCTGATGCCCGGGATGCGTTCTCCCTGAGTTGCTCACTTAATCCAGCCACTCGCTGGTAGGTTTGTTCAACGGACTCGCCGACTTTTTGCATGTCAGCGCTAAGACCAGCTGCAGCCGTTGACTGCTGAGCCAACATATCCGACATGGCCGCACCGCTGCCTGCCGCTGCTTTAGCAAGCGCCGAGGCCTGCAATTCTGCGGCCTGCTGCATACGTGTGCGGACTTTTTCGGATTCGTCCCCCATTCCGGTTAGCTGCCCCTTTATACGGGCAACCTGCTCGCTAAAAGTAGCACTGTCGACATCAAGGTTGATGACCAGGTCGCTAATCTGCTGGGCCATATCGGATACCTCCTGTTATCCCCTCAGCGGCGGTCATCAGCGTATCATCATCCGGCTCGTCATCGCTGATGACGCTTTCCGAAGGAGAAAGCAGGCTGAAATGTGCGGGGGTAAGTTCCGGATCGCGGAAGAAAAGAGTGGAGATGGAATAAAGCAGCCCGGAGAAATGCGCATCGAGCTGCGCGTCCTGAAAATAATGCTCCCGGTAGAACAGGTGCCAGTCGCCCAGTTCACTGGAAGTCATCCCAGCCAGCATGGCGCGCCAGTCGGGTCGACCGAACTCGCGCGCCAGATTCAGGACAAACTTCAGCTCGCTGGCAAGGGCTTTTCCGCGGTAACGGATTCTTCGTTAGCAGAGGAGTCAGTTAAACCCTCCACGTCCTGATGATCAACTTTCTCATCTTCAACGGGGAATAACATGCCTGATAGTAGCTTGACCTGCATTTCGGCTTTGCCGATAGCCTCCGGCGGCCAGCTGCTCAGGACCTGCTGATACAACGTTTCCACATCCGTGCCGGCCGGCTCGTTATGCCACAAAGACATCGCGATCAAGCGCGCACCGCAGCGAATATTTGAACCTATCAGCCGGGTCGTGACTTCCTGATCGCTTATGCCATCGCTGTCAGCGCTGACGGCCTTCTCCTCATTTGCCATAAACGTGAGGAACTCAATACGCTGAAGGGCCGACAGCTCGAAGATGGTCAGGGACTCTGTTTGCCAGGTGAACTTCTCTTTTTTCAGAAACATGCGTCCTTCCTTACGCTGCAGTTACGGTGACTTTGCAGACCGCAACGAAATTACCGTCGCTGGTCATAACAATAACGTCAGCGGTGCCTGCCGCCACGCCGGTGACGGTGATCGCGTTGCCGCTAACGGTGACCGTTGCTTTTGCCCCGTCGGAGGTTGCCACGCGGAACGAGGTATCTGAGGCACTGGCAGGGTTAACCGTCACATTGAGCGTTGTGGTTGCGCCGACGACCACGCTTGCCGTGGCTTTATCGAGCGTAACGCCGGTCACGGGGATATTCGGGGTCCCGCTTTCTTCTGCCAGTTCCGGCTTGCCGGTATTGGTGATTTTCGCTGTACGGGTAATGACCTCTTTTGCCGGAATGGCTTTACCCAGGCTGCTGCACCAGCCACAGAAAACGTCGACGGTACCGTTCGGGTATTTGATTTTGTAATAACGTACTGAGCCATCAATAAACCATGCGACAAGGTCTTTTTGCCCTTCTTCGCCCGGCTTCCAGGCGAGGGTGAACGAGGTATCGCCAGCAGATTTTGCCCCCTGGGCCGTCGCGTTCCAGTCGGCATCCTCGTCGTCGAGGTAAGTGTCGTCATACGATTCTGCGGTCATTTCGCCCGGCGTCAGCTCTTTAATTTTCGCCAGGCGGTTCCAGTCGATATCCGAGAGTGGGTTAGCGAAAGCGTTGCCCGTTCCGGTGTAAAGCCAGAGTGTGGTACCGGCACCTTTCACGGGGGCCAGCGGGTTTGGAGTAGGCATAAGTACCTCTTAAATTGAATAGGTGATTAAGTACGTGAAATCGACTGAACCCCAGGTGGCCATTTCATCATCCCGCTGATAGTCATAACCCTGCGGGGTGAACGTCTCGACCAGTTCGGTCAGACCCGGGATGAAGGCCATTGCCGGATACACTTTCTCTTCCATCCAGGAATCAAGCGCGCTGTCGGGGCTGGAGGCTTTAAGAAATACCTCGATGTGAACAACCGCCTGCCACGAATCTTCGTCAAGCGAGTCGCCGGTGTACTCCGCGTCAGAAAGGTATACAGCCACGGCAGGGAGATCCTGCTCTTCAAGAAAAACAGGGCGCCCGTCAAACCAGGTGACCGTGTCGGTGATCTCGGCTTTCAGTTTTGCCAGAATGGCTGCACGAATTGCGCTGTGTCTGTTCATCGCTTCAGGTGGATCCTCAGTTGGTTTTTCAGGGCTGCGGAAAGTTCTTTGGGCATATCGCTTTCAATAAGGCGCTTTGAAATAGCGGTGAAGGCCACGGTGAGCGGTGTCTCAAGAGGAACTTTGACCACATCAATCGGATAACGGGCCTGACCTACGCGCCGCATGACCTGCCAGCGCCCGTTCGAGAGCTGTTGGATAAAAGCGTTACGAAAGGTATAGGGCCCGATTTTAAGGACGCTGCCCGCTCCGTTTCTGGCCCCTTTTTTACGCGAGAGCCGGACGCGCGCCGTGCCGAGCTTTATCGCAGGAAGATTACCGCGGTTGATTTTTATCGACGCGACCTGGCGATCGTGACGAGCCTTGCGCAGACGGGAACGCTGGCGGACCAGACGAACCGGAAGTCCCTTTTTCCGGTTATCATCAACTGTTGCTTCTTTCGCTACAGCTTTGCTCCCCTGGCTTATCGTTCTGCTGGCCACCCGGTTTAGTGCTTTTGCGGTTGCCTCAGGAACGATTAACCGGCTGAGGCTGTTCAGGTTCTGAATAGCCCTTTCCAGTCCTTTCACAGACATAGCGCCTCCTCATTCGAGATGGATGTGGGGTTTTCCGTTGAACATGTCATAGCGGGTAACGGTCAGGTTCTTACCGTCGTAGTCGACGCTGTCGTTTCGGCGTGGCTGGTAAAGCTCAGAGAAAACCACCAGCGAAGTACCTGTTCCCGACAATGGTCCCATTTCCTCGAGTTGATCGGCTGGAACAACGTCATAGCTGCTGCCATTGATGATCGCTGTCTTTCCCATCTTTTTTATGGTGGCCGCGTCCATGCGCGCCGCCATCCGGTCAAAGGGGTTAGGCATTGATCTTAACTTCAACAACGGTGGTGTTTGCCCCTGCATCTTCCCAGGCGATGCCCGCGGCAACGGCGTCCGTTTCTTCGATCGTGATTTTGCCGTCCTTCAGATACACCTGCGCCCCGGCATTAACCGCATCTGCGGATACTTTTGGCAGAAGGAAAACACCCTCAGTAAAACCGTCCCCGGTATCGCCAGCCGGGATATCGGTAATTGCCACCGCGATAAGTTTTCCAACAACAACCGGGTCGCCGCTGTGAACATCGGTTGCACCGCCGTTTACCAGAGGGATCGTTTTCCCGTCCTGCGCATAGTTCTTAGCCATAACTTCTCCATTCAGCCCCTTGCGGGGCTGGTTTCAGGTATAAAAAAAGCCCTTACGGGCGTCTGTTTGTCAGGACTGTTTTTTACTGACCAGAGGATTTGGTCATGCCGCGATAGTCCAGCGGCGCCACACCGGCATCAATACGCACTTTCGTGGCGATACCATCAGTGGTGAAGCCTTCCTGCTGATCGATGTATGGCGTGTCGACGCCGTTGAGATAAGCGACCTCGATGGTGTCGGTGCCCTTCGCGGCAGCCAGATACCAGGCTTTCGCATCAGCTTCATCCAGGCGTGGTTCGGCAATGACTTCTGCAAAGTTCTGGATAGGGTTAACGATCCCGGCATTGATGTCTGCACCTTTAACACTGGCCGACTTGATGGTCTGATTTGCCAGAGTTTCCAGGGCGACGGGCACCAGCATGTAGGCCGGACGGATATTCAGGGTTCGCTCCCTCTCCTTCTGCAGACGCATCAGCTTGCGCGATTCGTCCAGGCTGGCCACAGAAATTGCGCCCGAGCTCAGGTTCTTGTGATCGGCATGGAACAGCGCCTTTCCGTCTGAGAGTTTCGGGTTTTTGGTCAGAATGGCGTAAACCAGATCGCCAATCGTTGCTTTCGCCGCGCGCCCCATCTTCATCGGTACGTCGGTAAGCTGGTTCAGATCGTCGTTGATGATCGCCTGGCGGGTTACTGAGAAGATTTCACCATACGTGGCAAGCGCGATGGTTTCGCCTTTGTCACTGGTAGTGATGTACTTGTACTCAGCCCCTTCGCGAACCTGTCGCAGAGAAGGGAAACCACCCATGCCGACACGATGCGCCGTTTTGAAGTCCGACAGCTGGCCTTTTTTGGTCCACTGTTCGAAGGTTTCCTGCGCCTCGTCCCAGCCCTGAATCAGCGCTTTGTTCGCAACATCAAGCAGAATGTTGCCAAAGTCAGAGGTGCTGTGGGTCAGCGCCAGGCCAACCATCTGCATCGGGTTGTAGCTGGCCACGCCGATACCTTTTTCAGTCAGGGCCATACGCGCATACTCGCGCAGCGTCATACCGTTATAAACGTTATCCCGCTCCTGACCTTCGAACCCGGCACGCGCCATCAGTGCCTGGCGAATACCATCCGCGACGAAGTTACCATTGCCCGCATGAATATGCGGCTGGGTGGTTTTATTGGACGGCGTGGCCGTTTTACCGAGTTCTGCCAGCAGCAAATCTTTCGCCTTATCGACGGAACAATCAGGGTCGGCCACACACTGATTCTGCAGTTCCATGTGCTTATTGCCGAACATGGCAAAGAGATCGCCGATAGCGTTAACACGGGCTTTCTGCTCAGCCAACACCTGCGCGCGGATCACATTTTCATCCGGTGCCGGGTCTGTTTTTGCCTGCGGTTCCTGAGGCTGGGTAATAACCGGGTCACGCTGGGTAGTGTTGCGCGGCGGGGTGATCATGTTGCGAATGCTTTTTGGCATTTTTTCAAATTCCTCAATACGTTTTGAATGAATACAGGCCATAGCCTGAAGGGATGGTGTCACCTGGTCGGCAAAACCCAGTTCAAGGCACTCGCTGCCGTTCATCCAGGTTTCGTCCTCCAGCATTGCCGCAATTTCTTCGGTGGATTTTCCGGTTTTCTGCGCATAAGCCGGGATAAGAACGGATTCAACCTTGTCGAGAAGATCTGCATAGTCGCGCATATCGCTCGCGTCACCACCAGCAAACCCCCAGGGCTTATGGATCATCATCATCGTGTTTTCAGGCATGATGACCGGATTGCCTACCATCGCAATCACCGAGGCCATGGAGGCCGCGAGACCGTCGATATGCACGGTAATCGCCGCGCCGTGGTGCTTCAGCGCGTTATAAATAGCAATACCGTCGAAGACATCACCACCTGGCGAGTTGATATAAAGGTTGATGTGGGTGACGTCCCCAAGTGCCCGGAGATCATTGACGAACTGTTTCGCCGTTACGCCCCAGTACCCGATTTCGTCATAGATAAAAATGTCGGCCTCGCTGTTATTGCTGGCCTGCATGCGGAACCACGAATTACTTTTTGCGCTGGCTTTCGGACGGTGGCGCGCCCGGTTCTTTGGCTTCGGCACTGGTGCCTCCTTTATCATTGGCGGGGTCGGTGTCAAACACCAGTCCCTGTTCACGGTTCTCGTCAACCTCCGCTTTACGGCGTGACTTAACATCATCCGGGTTGCGACCGCTGGCACGTATCCAGTCGGATTCAGTAGCAGCACCGCCGCGGATCTGCGTTTTCCAGGCATTCGCTTCTTTAACGGGATCAATCCACGGCATAACGGGCCCCGAATAAACCGCGTTATAAAGCGAGTCCATATCGATGCCTCTCGGCAGCTTGATTTCTCCGGCAGCAATAGCCATCTTCAGCCAGGCCCGGTACATGGGCCGGGTCACTGAACCGATGAACCAGTCCTGAAGAATCAGATATCCGTCGGTTGACTCGACAAGCTCCTGCCGCTGGGCACTGTACGTTCCGTTGTAGTTTCTGGATGTGCTGGAAAAGCTGAGGCGACTGCCGGCGGACACGGCACGCAGCTGTCCGTTACGAAAAGATTCGAGGTTAGGGTTCGGGCGATCGGATTTAATCATCCCGATTTCTTCCCCGGCCTGCAGTTCGTCATAGAGCATACCGGGCTGAATCATCAGCTCGCGGTCATCGCTGCTTGAATCAGAATCGAAGCTCTGTCCGTCGCCTTTTTTGATATACATGCCGAGTGCCGCAGCAATTCTGGCAGCAGTAAGCTCCGAGTCCTCGTACTCTTTCAGCGCGCTCAGACGCATCAGAACACCTGACAATAGAGACGTTCCGCGGGTCTGGTGCAGGCGTCGTGTGAATTTGAGATGCAGCATGTTTTCTGCATCTATCTCTTTGGTATCGAACTGACGCCCGGATACTGGCAGGCTTTTATAGACCTGATATTTTTTCGGGCGCCCCCAGTTATCGACAAAAACGCCCTGATTGAGCTGGGTGGCGGCATCGCTGTTCATCGGCACGAAGTCCGGCTCCAGCGCTTCCAGCCAGAACGGCACGCCAGCAACCGGCTGAAGACCATTTCCGGTACCGCGAACCAGCTGAGCAAATACCTCACCGTCCCGGAGCCACGTTCGCAGCATCAGCCGCTCCAGCATGGGGCGGGTAAACTGGGTTGTAACATCGGGTCTTACGGACCATTCGCCCCACTTTCTGCGGATGTCAGTGGCCAGCTTTTTAGCTATCTTCCCGTTAGTCAGCATCGGATGCGGTTCAACTATGATGCCCTTCGCACCCACCACCCTTTCTTCCAGCTTGTCGAAAACGCCAATCACCAGATCGTGGTTGTTGTCCAGCCAGCGCGCCTGCTGCCTCAGTGAAACCGCCCCCATCTGGCTGAGCTGATCGGCTGAACGATTTTCCTTCTGGGCTTTGTGGGTACGCGTTTGCTTTACCGCCTCATACGCCTTAATAACTGCGCGGGCACGCAGGCGTGAGGCTTTCCAGCCTGGTGAAAACAGGCCTATCGCATCATCTAAAAAACTCATCCAAACCTCGCCAGCCTGTAGCCGGGTCGCCCGCGGCGTTTGTTATTGAGCGTAGCCAGTCGTCGCTCCCATTCCTGACGGCCTTTTCTGATTTCCGACAGGTTTTCGAGCGTCATCTGCTGCCCGTTGAAAGTGATTGATTTCCCCTCCAGAACAGACAGCTCGGCTGCAGCGTAGCTGTCGATCATGTTTTGAATATCTGCTGGATTCACACCCAACCTCCTGACGAAGACCACGGATTAGCCTGCTCGGTTACGGGCTTCTCACGTTTTGGTTTTGATTTAGATTTCGGCGCAGGCGGCGGGGATGGCATTTCGCCAGTTTCCGTCTGCGTGTCCTCGATCCACGTTTCCCGCCGTGCCCACTCAGGAGCTGACGGCCATTTGATTTTTTCGTAACCACTAAGGATGGCGAGCGCGTCGGCATAAACGAGCAGGTCAAATGCTTCGTTTGCGCCCCGGCCGGGCTTACTCCATTTCCCTTCATTCGAGCGTTCCTCATACGTCAGTTCGTCATAGAACCAGCTGCCCAGCCAGGCGGGGAAATGCACATAGCCAGGGCCGGGTGAATCACGCCACAGCGCATTATTCACCCGGTCTTTAAGGGCATCGGTCTGGAGAAGATAAAGAGGCACATCACCCGTCGCCTGTGCGCGGCGCGTTGATCTGCCCGTGTTGTCGGGAAACGTTCGCTGGATAAGTTTGCTGCGCCTGACGCTGTCCCCCTTGAAGAGATAGATACGCTTACCCAGCCCCTCACGGCGACATCTGCGCCAGAATTTGTAGGCATTATCCGTCACGCCATCTTCACCCCCTGAGTCCACGGCCATCGACATCAGCCGCATGCCCTTTGACGGGTCAGCTGCGAGTGGCCACGTTTTATCAAAGACGTCGGTGAGTAAAAGATCCCAGTCCTCCGGATAGCTCGCCGGATCCACCTGAATGCTTTCCCCGTTGCCGTCGCAGCGCAGCGAATGCCGGATGTTGTAACGGTCAACTATCCAGCGCTCACCCATACTTCCATAACCCGTAATCTGCACAACAAAGCGCCGGTTGCGCCCGGCCTGCACGTCCACGGTCGCAGTGAGAAACTGCACGCCATCGGGTACCGAACGTTTTGGGACTTCTTCGGCACGCTGCTCGAGCAATTCACTTTTACGCTGCTCCATGCTGGCCCGCGGCAAATAGGGCCTGCCGAAATCGGTGTTGATCACCGTCTTCAGGGTTTCTTCGCTGCGCGTGGATTCATATTCCTGCTCGGCGGTCAGAAACTTATAAATAAGCTGCGCCCAGGTCTGGTAAGCAGCTGCCGGACCTTCCATCCAGAAGGAGGCAATACGGGAACGACGGCCATCACCGCTAACCAGGCCTTTCCTGTCGATGGTTTGCCCGTCCCGGAGCCAGACACATTTCATGTTAAGCGCACGCTTCATGTCCGGTGTGATCCTGCCTTTACAGGCAGGGCACTGAAGAAACGCCGCTTCGCTGGCAAGCACAGGATCGCTGCTGTCGCGGTATCCGGTCATATTGTCCATTTCCGGCTGGAAATATTCGCCGCAATGCGGGCATGGCCAGTAAAGACGACGGCGGTCACCACGGTTATAGAGCGATAAAATTCCGGTGGTCGGAGGGGCTTCATGGGGCGTGGAGCGCCGCCATTTTGTGTCTCTGATATCCCTCCCGGGCGAGCTCTCAACCAGCGTCATCCCGGAGGACATGAATGTCGTGGTTCGTTTCGATGCCAGTGAAAAAGCATCCCCCTCCCCGTCGATATCTTCCGGAAAGCGGTCATAATCCGTCAGCGCCACACTTTTATAGTCCGAGGACGACATGATATTGACGGATGGCCAGCCCAGCTTCAGATAGTTACCGGCGCGGAATGTACGGTCGTAGACGTTGTTATCGTTACGTCTTGGGCTTAGCCGGGTTTTAACTTCAGGGCTACAGCGAAAAGTACGGTCCAGGCGTTTTTTGGAATGCTCGCGCGCTTTTTCCTCAGATACCTGAATTACAAGCATATCTGCCGGATCGCAGACAATGTTATAAACGATCCAGCCGTCAATCAGCCCGATGGTTTTACCCGTTCGCGCTGGGCCCACAAACACCACCGCATCGTATTCACGCGATGCCAGACAGTTCATCGGCTCAATCACATAGGGTGCCAGATCCGGATCCCACGGAACTGAGTTTCCCGCCCCCATTGGCACGCGCATATAAGTACTGACCGCATCGGCCACCGGCATACGACGCGGGGCTCGTAAAATACCGGAAACATCGCGGCGGATGTCCCTGGCGGATGCCCGCTTTGCCATCAGTCCTCCTCAGGCTGCTCCTCCTCTTTTCCAGCGTCCTGCACCTTCTCCGCCATCTGGTCGCGCAGATCATCGATAACGCTTTGCACACGAACTACCGCAGCAGGCGTTAAAGCACAGTCGCGCTCGAGCACATCCGGGAGGGTTTCAAGTACCATGACGACGGCTTTCGCCATCAATGAGAATTCTCGCGCCACTTCATCTGCGGGTATTAACTGCCCCGTATCCTGTTCGAACTTCAGCCTCTCGTTCTCTGCTTTCCAGTGGGACAGCCTGTCAGAAGGGGGCATATCGTCGATGTTGGCCGAAACGGTAGGGATCATCAGTTCGGTCAGAATGTCGGTCACCAGATAGAGCTTTAACTTGCTGTTGCTGCCTGGAGCAGGTTCAACATTTTTCAGTCTCGCGGCAACCGTCTGACGGTGTACGCCGGTTATCCCTGCCAGCTGGTTGATATTGAGTTTTAAAGTGGCAATTTCCTGGTCCATGATGGTGAACAC